AGCGACCTTCCATCCTCCCTATCCTCCCTACCCTCCCTAGGCATTCGAGAACACCAATAGAGACAGTGACTTAAGCAGGCTTCGGCGGGCGATGTCCTCATTATCTCTTCCCTCCCTAGCCTCCCTACCCTCCCAAGATGAGGTTTCGACGTGAAAGAGAGCATCGACATCGAGGATCTGCTGATCTGGACCTATCGCGACATGGTCGCCGACAAGGTGGCGGCGGCGCGTGCCCATGGCCGGCCGATGCTCGGCACCAGTTGGGCAGCGGTCGACCGTGCCGTGACGCTCGGTGCCGTGGTGCGGGCGGCGCCGGTGGAACTGCTGCCGGGCGACTGCGACGACGCCGCTCTGGTGCACGCCGCCGTGCTGGCGCTCGATGATGCCTTCTTTGCGCCGGCCGGCGACGGCGCCGAGGCTTCGGTGATGGACCGGGCGATGGCGGCGGAAGTGGGTGGCGAAATCCTGCGCCAACCTGGCGACCGTGCCACACTGGTCATGCCGGACGGCAGCGAGACCGCGATGCGGTCAATCACGGTGTCGGTCTATCTCGTGCTCCACGCCCGGGCCGCGACCCGCCCGGACAGCTATGCAGATGTCGTCCGCCGACGCGGTCGCCCGCGCGCCGATGGCGAGATTGCTCCCGGCCTCACCTTCGAGGATGTGATGTACGCCCGCGCGGTCTATGCCGTCTGGCACGCGGCGCTCGGCATCCTCTCCGCCGACCTTACGGACAGGCTGGCCCGCTGGCGGCCGGAGGCTCCGAAAGTCGACGCCGAACCATGGCTGCGCCGCACCGGCCGTTTGCTGGAGGCTGTTGGCGCGAATAATTCCTCGCCGGTTAAGTCATTGGTACAGCGTTGAAACCCGGCGGATTGACGGACGCGGGCCCTTGACGGATATTGGGTGTGTCGGAAATACGCCCGGTTGGAACCCCCAGCCGGGCTTTTTCTTTGCCAGCGAAAGAACCCGCCATGGCCTGCCGGTGCAACGAGCGTCAGGAGGCGCTGCGGCAGGCCATGACGGCGCTCAAGCGCGGCGATGTCCGATCCGCTGGCGGCCACGTTGCCGGCGCGGGCGCCAGTCTGGTCGAGGATGCCCGCTCCGGCGCCCTCGCCCGGGAAGCCGCGCAACGCGCCGCCCGTCTCGCCATCAGTCTTCGGAGGCGGTGAGCCATGGCGCGCAACCGCGTCTGGGGCCATGTGATCGGCCGCGACGGCCAGATCGCCGGTCGCCTGCACGATCTCAACCGAGCGGCGAGCTTTGCCAGCGTCGAGATATCGCTCACCTGGCATGGGCTGGACATGCTCCGGCAGAAGCTGGAGAGCATGGCGCGTCAGGCGCCGAAGGCCACGGCGCTTGCGCTCAACCGGACCGCAGAGACGGCACGAACCCGCGTCGGCCGCGTGCTGGTCACGCAAACCGGCATGCCCTATGGCGGCATCCGGCGCGCCCTCTCGATCCGTCATGCCTCGGCTGCGTCGCTTGCCTCGGCACTGGTGGCGCGCGGCGGCTACAGCGAGCTAAGCGAGTTCAGGGCACGGCAGGTGAAGGCCGGTGTCTCGGCAGCCCCTTGGAACAAGCGCCAGATTTTCGATGGCACCTTCATCATCAAGCGCTACGGCGGCAACGTCTACAAGCGCGTCGGCGCCGCACGCTTCCCGATCTACAAGCTCTACGGCCCCGCCATCCCGGTCGAGATGGTCAAGGATCAATCGGCCGCCGAGTTCGTGAAGACCGTCGAGACTGAGCTGCCAAAGCGGCTCGATCACGAGCTTGGCCGGGCCCTCGGCGCCTGACCCACTCCGGCCAGCCGACGGTGTGGCGCCTGCGCAACATCAAGGGACCGTACGCCCTCCGCCCCCCGCACGCCCGCGCAGCCGCCCGAGAAAACGCTAGCCGCACCTTCGTAAACCGGGGTTGACGTTGTTGACGATGGTTGATGATCCGGTTGACGCCTCGGGGCTCTGGCTCTCCCTGGGAGACCTGGCCGCCGCGCGCGGCGTGTCAAAGCAGGCGATCTCGAAGAATCTGAAGGATTGGGCGGGGCGCGGCATCGTCGTTGCGACGAGGATGGCGGGCCGGAGCCTGCTGGTGAATGTGGCGCAGTACGACCGCGCCCGTGGCGAGGTCGGGCACACGGTGCGCGACCAGCAGCCGGGTGAGGAATTGCCCGCCCCGCGTGGCGGGACGGCTTCGAACGATCCAGTATTCGCCCGCGAGCAGGCGCGCGAAAAGGCCTATGCCGCCGACCTGAAGAAGTTGGATCTCGGTGAGCGCTCGCGCAGCCTGGTGCCGCTCGACCGCGCCATCGACGAGGCGAAGACCGTCATTGCTCCGCTCGTGCTGGTGCTCGACCGTCTTCCGGGCAGAGCCGAGGATCTCGCGGCAGCGGTCGCGGAGGGCGGCAGCCAGGCGGCGCGGCTGCTGCTGAAGCAGATTGTCGTCGAGATCCGCAACAGCATGGCGGACGCGATGTCGAAACTGGTGGCGACCCTGAACGAGCAGCCGCGCCGACCGATCGGCGACTTCCACCCCAGCGACGGGGCGCCCGCAGGACAGACCGAGGGCGAGCCGGACGGCACCTGATGTTCAGCTTTGCCCGCAGCTTCGCCGAGGTCGTGGCGGATGCCTGGGGAAAGGTGTTCCGCGTGCCGCTGGCGGTGCGGCCTTCGCAATGGGCGGCTGACCACATGACGGTGCCCGACGGGCCGAGGAAACTCGACGGCTGGGACCCGAAACTCACGCCTTACATCGTCGAGCCGCTCGACATGTGTTCGCTGACCAGCCCGGTCAACGAGTTCTCGGTGATGAAGTCGGCGCAGACCGGCTTCTCGACGATGCTGCTGGCCGCCGTCGGCCACTCCATGGAGTCCGAGCCCAGCGACATGCTGCTGGTGCAGCCGACGGATGCGGCCCTGTCCGACTTCAACGGGGAGAAGCTCGGCCCGATGATCGAGAATTCTCCCGTGCTGAAGGATGTGGTGAAGCCGCAGACCTCGCGGTCTGGCCAGGGATCGACCACCTACGCCAAGAAATTCGGCGCCTACACGCTTACGCTGGCGATCTCGACATCGACGTCGGACCTGCGCTCGAAGACGAAACAGAAGGTCTTTCTCGACGAGGTCGACGAATACCCGGCGGACGTCAACAAGCAGGGCGACCCGGTCGACATGGCCGCGGCGCGGCAGGAATCGTTTCTCGACAGCGGCGAGTGGAAGCGCGTCGCGATCTCGACGCCGACCATTAAGAAGGGATCGCGCATAGAGGCGATGTTCCTCGCCGGCGACCAGCGGCTGTGGCACGTCCCCTGCCCGCAATGCGATGGCGAGTTCGTCTTCGAGTTCGGGCCGAACTTCCGGTTCAACCGGAGCTTCCCCTACGAGGCGCACTATGTCGCCCCGTGCTGCGGGCGGCCGATCAAGGCCCACGAGAAGAACGCACTCATCCGCAGCGGGCGCTGGATCGCGACGGTGCCCGGCCCAGGCAAGAGCCCGAGCTACCATTTCGGCGGCATGTCCTCGCCCTTCGTCCCCTGGGACGTCATCGCCAAGCGCTTCATTGACGCTGGCGAAGATGTCACCAAGCTCAAGACGTTCTGGAACCTGACGCTCGGACTGCCCTTCGAGGAACAGCTCTCCGAGGTTACGGCGGCCGAAGTCGTGGCACGCACCGAACCTTACCCGCGGGGCATCGTGCCGATGCAGGCGGCTCTCACGACGCTGGCGGTCGACTTCAACTCGACCTGGGCGGAATGGGCGCTCTATGGGTTCGGTCCCTCGCTGGCCGGCGACGGTGTCGACCAGTGGATGGTCGAGCACGGCACGATCGATGGCCGCCCCGGCGACGCGGCGCTGGCCCTCGCCCTCGACGAGTTGTTTCATCGCAAATGGCGTTTCGCCGGTGGCACCCAGCATATGGCCGACCGCGTCGGGTTGGACAGCGGCTACGGCACCTATGAGGTCTACAAGCTGGTGCGCGGCAAGCCGCATGTGCGCGCGCTGGACGGCCGGCCGGCCAAGATCGGCGATCACCGTCACGCCCTGCCGCTCGGCACGGCCAGCAAGGCGGCGGCGAAGGACGAGTTCGGACGCATCAGGTTCCGCGTCGATCTCTATCCGGTCGGTTCGCCCGACCTGAAGCTCTGGCTGGCCTCGGCCCTGGCGGATTTTGCCCAAGGCAAACCGCGTGGCATGGCGATCCACCTGCCGCGAGAGATCGTCGACATCACCATGGCCGACCAGCTGATGGCCGAGGTGCGGGTGTCACGGCAGCGCCGCGATGGCCGTCTCGAGGAGGTGTGGGCGCCACGCAAGGGCATCCGAAACGAAGGCTTGGACCTTGCGGTCTATGCCCGTGCCTTGGCGCTCGGCATTCCGCGGGGCGGCCTTGGCGTCGAGGCGCTCACGCGGGCGGCGTGGATGCGGTTGATCGCCGAACGGCACGGGCTCGATCCGGCACAGGCGGACCTGTTCGCGGCGAGCCTGGTGCCACCAGCACCTCCCGCTTCGTCCGATGAGGCACGACTGGCCCCGCCGGCTGTACCACCATCGGAAACCCCATCCGCCGAGCCGTCTGCCCGGCCGAGAACCGACATTGCCGCGCTCGCGCGCCGGCTGAACTCGTGAGCCCGACATGCCCCGCTTTCCCAGCCTCGGACGACTGTTCGGCTGGGGCGGCGGGGCGGTGTCGCGCCCGGGCGCCGGTGCCGAATACATGCGTGGCCCCGGCGGCTCGGTGTTCCTGAATGCCTGGCGCCCGGCGCTGCGCGAGCCGCGCGACGACGTGCGGGCCTCGTATGTGGCCGCAGCCGCCCGCACCGTCGACGCCATCCACAATAGCGGGTGGCTCGCCGGCGTCGTCGACCAGTTCGTCGCCGAGTGCGTCGGGCTCGGCCTGCGGCTGAAGCCCATGCCGGACCGCGAGGCACTTGGCTGGGACCGCGCGCAGGCGCAGGACTGGTCGCGGCGGGTTCAGTGGCGCTTCGCCCGATGGGCGGAAAATCCCGGCGAGGTGGACCTCGGTGGCCGCCAGACGCTGGCGCAGATGTCCGCGACCGCCATGCGGCAGTGGTTCGCCACCGGCGAGATCGTTTCGCAGCTGCCGGCCTATCGTCGTGATCTCGGCGAGAGCAACCTCAAGGTGCTGCTGCTGCCGTCGCAGCGTCTTCTGCAGAGGACCGATGGCCCCCGCCTTGTGCAGGGCGTGCAGATGGACGGCGTCGGCTATCCGACGGCTTACCACTTCGGCATGGACGACGCCGTGTTCGGCCGTCGCGAGGTCGTGGTGGCGGCGCGCGACGGCGTCGGCCGGCCGCAGGTGGCCCATGTCTTCGACGGCATGGCCGGACAGATCCGGGGCATCACGCCGCTGGCGCCGGCGCTGCAGGTCGTGCGGCAGTACGACCAGCTCGCGAATGCGACGCTCTCGGCGGCCCTTATCCAGGCAATCTTCGCGGCGACGATCGAGAGCGCGTCGCCGACGATGCAGGTGCTGCAGGGGATGCAGGCACCCGGTGACGGGTCGGCGCATTTCGATGCGGTGCCGAGCATCGGTGACATGCTGGGGCAGCGCGGCGACTGGTACGACAACACGAAGATCGACCTCGGCTCGCACGGCAAGGTCACCCATCTGTTTCCGGGCGACAAGCTGGAATTCCAGCGCTCCGAGCACCCGAACTCGACCTATGAGGCCTTCGCGAAGTTCCTGCTGCGCGAGATCGCCCGCTGCATCGGCGTCACTTTCGA